CTCGCCACGGCGCGGATGCGGGAACGGTTTGGCTGACCGCTGACGCTGCGCTGACGCCGTCCGCGTACGATGCGCGGATCGCCTTTCGTCGCTGGTTCGGTTACTATTCGGTCGCCATTCGTGCCTACCCCCCCCCCCCCCCGCTTTGGCTTTTCTTCGGGTCTAATGACGACGATTGTCTGCCGAGTTCTCAGTCCTATGATTGCGCCGATTGTGGCGCGCCCCGGCGACCTGTTGGTCATTCGTCCGGCGGCTGAGGATTCTCTTGCCGTCACCGACGCCTCGGGGCGCACCGAACTCCGACGCGTCGCCATCCCGCCCGGTCGCCTCTACGGCGACCTGCTGCACCTCATGCTCGATGAGAATATTCAGCCTTTGACTTCCGTGGACGAGCGGCTGCTCCTGCGGGCTTCGTAACGTCGCCGTCGGCGATCGTCTGGGCCGCCGCCTCGCGGAGGGCGATGGCCTCGGCCTCGTTCCGGCGGCCCGCTGAAGCAACGACCGCCTCGAGCAGGCGCACCGTTTCCCGTGCGTGGCCGAGGGCCTTACGGATTTCTTCTGCCACAGACGGCGGCAGGGAGACTGGCTGTAGCCAGAGCAGCACGGCCGCACGGCTTCTCGCGCCAAGCTTACGCCCGGGCTCCAGCGCGAACTGGCGCAGCGTCTCCTGGCTGACGCCAGCGGCGCCGGATAAAGCGCGCCACGTCTCATTTTCGGCACGCGCCAGAAGGGCCGTCCGAATCTCCTCATCAGTCATTGCACGTTCATGCTTGACGGATTCATAAGTTGCTGTATAATTGGCGAAGCCTTAGTGAGACACTAACGTTATCAAACGGCCGACATGAAAACAAGTCAGCAAAACCCTCTTGTGCGTTTGGCGGTTGCGATGCCGCAATCCGACCAGAGGCTGATTCGCCGAGCGGCGTTTTTATCCGACCGCTCCGTGTCGGCGTTCATCCGGCTGGCGGCCGCGCAAGCCGCGGCGCGCACCGTGCAGGACTCGCAAGACCCGATCGCACGGCAAGCTGCAGCGTAATGAAGTGCCCCCGCATCTGCGTCAACAGATCGGGGGCGTGGTCCCCACCCCACCCAAGAGGTCAGAAGACATGAAGAATCTAACGCACGGCACGCTCCGGCGCACAGTCCTGTACTGCAGCACCGACGGCCAGCGACGGCGCACCTACCCCGTTCTGCTGACGGGCGAGCCGGCCGACACCATCACCACGGCCGATGGCACCGTCCTGCACAAGACGCTGGTCATCACCACCCCGAATCCCGACACCAGCGGCGAGGCCGACTCGTTCGTGCGTGAGCTATCGGGAGCCGAGGCGCGCCGCGAGATCCAGCGGGCTGTGTGGGAGGCTGCGTAATGCCTCGCGACTACGGCGCACCGTATGAGCCGGAGTGGATGCGCGTGGCCCGCGAGCACCGTGAGGCCGCGGTGCACGAGCAGCGGGTGCGCGAGGTCGCGCAGCAAAACGCGGCGGCGCACTACGACTTCCTGAAGCAGCACGGCGCCCGCGTGACGATCACCGTGGGCGGCCTCACGCTCGAGTCGACGGGGCACGACCTCGACGACGCCATCACTCAGGCGCGCTTACGCCTGTATGAACTGAAGCAGGCCGACGACGAGGCACGCCGTGCCTCGCGCTCTCTCACTTGGGGAACCTGACCATGCCGCACAGTCTTGTGATGCGCGCCGCCCAGCAGCTGGTGGCCGAAGCCGAAGCCCTGCACCCCGACGATCGCGTCAAGCAGTGCACGCACCTCGTCGGCCGACGTGGACGGTGGACGAATGCGTACGCGCTCGCCGAGAACGATGTGGCGTTCGATCGCATCTTTCGATCGTTCACCGACGAGGAGGCGCAGGTCTGGGCGCGCTACTGCTACGACGTCGAGGTGCCCGCGATGTCGCGCGGCATGATGTGGCGGGTAATGGCGCCGATGGCGTTGGAGCGTGCGGCATGAGTGAGGGAACCGCCGTCGCCCGCTTTGGCCCCGAGGCCGAGCTGCGCATCGCTGAGAACAAGGCGAAGAACCGCATGGCCGCCGCGATCCGCGGCACCGTGTGGTCGAAAGACCTCAGCGCCGAGGGCGTCTACGCCCTCGCCGAGTATTGCCGCAGCAACGGGCTGGACCCTCTGCGCCACATCGAAGTGCTCGGGGGGAAGCCGTACTTGACGGCCACGCTCTACGAGGAGCGCGCCGCGCCGTTGATTCAGTCGGGTGCGCTCATCCCGCACGAGCCAGAGTTCATCAACGCCGACGCGCGCCTCGATACGCTCGCCGCGACTGGGGACGCCTGGGCGATTGATGAGAGCACGCGACGCATCCGTGCCCGCATCACGCACGCGGTGCCGGAGAAGGCGGCCGCCGCGGTGGTGCAGCGCATTACGATCGCGGCGACCGGCCGCACCGTCGTCGGCGTCAACTGGTGCGGCGGCGGCGTGCGGCAGCGTGACCCCGTGGGCGATGCGGAGCCCACCAAGACGGCGACGACCCGCGCCGGCCGTCGGGCGTGGAAGCAGGTCGCGGAGGTGGTGCCGACGTTTGGGCAGCAGTTCGCAATGCTCGAGAGTTCGGCCGACGACACGGCGAAGGTCGTGATCGCCGAAGCACAGTACGAGGACGCCCGCGCCCCGAAGCAGATCGCGCACAAGAGCGTCACGTCCGACGCCTACGGGCACGGCGACGAGATGCCGACGCCGGAGCAGGCGAAGGCCCGCGCACAGCGTGCCTTGGCGCAGCCGGACCCGTACGGGCACGACGACGTGGAGGCGGCGGCATGATTGACGAATCGAGCCTCATGGCCATGCAGATGGCGGCGATTCAGTGTGTACAGGAGGAGATGTCCACGCTCCGCGCCGAGCGCGATGCGCTGAGGGTGGATGCCGGTCTGTTGCGAGAGATCATCTCAAGTGACTCTATCGCGATGACCTACCAGACGATGGGGCAGTACCGCACCGCGTTGCTCAGGTCCATCGACGCCGCCCGCACCGACGACGCGGCCAGTGTAGCACCCAGTGCTACCGATGTGCTGTTTCCGGGGGCCTCGTGACTGACCCTATCCTGACCCTCGCCGAAGCCTCCACGCTCCTCCGCACGACGGAGGACTGGCTGCAACGGTCGAGCTGCCCACGAGCCAAGATTGGCGGCAAGGTGTTTTGGGTGCGCGACGAGTGCCTTGACTGGATCGCCGCGCACGTCAGGCGGGCCGCGTGATGACCTTCAAGCGAGGCAAGTTCTGGAGCCTGTACGTGCCGCGCAGTTCGGGCGGCGCGGTGCAGCGGTCCACGGGCACGACCGACGCGAATCTGGCGAAGCGCATGGGGCGCATGGTCGACACGCTGGCCGATCAACGGCGCTGGGATGTGCTGGGCGCCATCGACGCCAAGCTGGTGACCGTCGGCGCGGTGTGGGATGCGTTTGCGGTCAACGGGCTGGACGCGCTGCTGGCCGACGCCGCGAAGGCCGCCGAGCCGCTGGCGCTCGACTACGTGGACCGCTGGGTGCGGACGATGAAGCTGGCGTCGCGCACGGTGGTCGCGTACGAGCAGAAGGTGCGGACGCTTCTGGGCGACGAGCCGCTGCCGCTGTCGGCGCTCACGGGCGGGTGGCTGATGGACCGGCTAGCCGATCTCGAGATGACGCCGGCCACGGTGCGGCAGTACGCGCACGCCTTCAGCAAGTTCGCGCAGTACCTCAAAGCGCACCGGCTTATCAGCGAAAACCCGGTCAAGGGCATCCCGCTCCCGAAGGGGACGGTGAAACGCACGATGTGGAAGTCGGACGCCGATGACTTGAAGCTCGTGAACGCGGCACCGGAGCCGTTCCGCAGCTACTTCGCGCTGGTGCACGCGACGGGCGCCGAACGCGATGCGGCACTGGTGATGGTGCGGTCGGACCTCGACCTGACCGCGGCCACGTGCCACATCCCTGGCACCAAGAACGCGAACCGGGACCGCCGCGGCATCCCGATTGAGCCGTGGGCGCTCCCGATTCTCGCGCAGCACGTGCGGGGCATGATGCTCGATGCCCCGCTGTTCCCGACGCTCCGCGCCAAGCTAGTGAACAAGGAACACATCGCGGCACGGACGGCTGCGAAGCTCCCCGGCTACCAGCTCCGCGATGCACGCCACAGTTACGCGGTCCGCGCGATCCTGCGCGGCGAACAAATCTGGAAGGTCAGCAAGTGGCTGGGCCATGCCAACATCGGCATCACGGCCAGCGTTTACGCCAACTTTGAACTCGAGGATGCGATGGACGAGCTCAACCGTAAAGCAACCCCGCACGCGACACGGCGAGGGTTTGCCTCGTGAGGCCTAGTAATTGTCGATCTGTAAGGCCATCCAGACAACATAGCGAAAAGGCCGTCTACCGTGTGAGTAGCGTGGATGCGATGGGGGTCACCGTGGGGCCGTCCGGTGATAATGTGCGACCTCCCACGCGACATGAATACGCGCTGTGTTTGGCCCCCGGCTTCGTCTTGGAGCCCTTCTGGCTGGGCTACGTCATCGTGCTCGCGGTCTGCGTCACCTGGGCGTGGCGCCTGTCCCGCGAAGCCGAGCAGCGGGACGCCGAGACGGCGAAGCGGGAGCGTGGCGCATGATGCCCGATCCCGTGCAATGCAACTGGTGCCTTCAGATGGTGCGCGCCGACGACGTCCACAGCTGCTGGTCTGCGCAAAAGGTGTCCGACCACCTACACGCCGAGCGGGCCGTGATTACGGCGGCGAAGGCATGGCTCGACGTGCGACACGGCCCTCGTGACGTCCTGCATGGGGCGGCGCAGCGGGCGCTGGCGGATGCGGTGTCGGCGCTCGTCGCGCTGGAAGGTGGCGCATGACCCCCGAGCCGGATTTGGGTATCGCGGAAGTCGCCGCGCTGGTGGGCGTCACGCGGGCGCGGGTGTACCAGCGCGTCAATGGCGAAACGGGCGCGGGAGAACCGGCGCGCCGTGTTGGCTGCCTGCCGTCGCACAAGCGGGTGGTAACGCCTGGCGGCCGAATGGTCACGCGGGTGCCGCTCCATGCTGCCGTTGAGTGGCGCGAGCGGCGGGAGGCGGGCCGGTGACACGCATTGCCGACCATACCGACACACGCCGGACGATCGACCACATCCGGCAGGATCTCGCGAGCGCTGCCCGTGCGCTGTCACGCCACGCCGAGAACGTGGGCCGAATGCGCGCCGAGTCGCGCCTGCGCCCGATGCGGCAGTTCATCAACGCTCCCCATGTGAAAGCCGAAGCCGACTATTGCGCCGAATGCGAGCGCACCATCCTCAAACTCTATAACGCCGCGGTCCGCAAGGCGCGCAAGGAAGTGTTATGACCATCCCCACGATGTACCTCTGGCCGCTGGGATGCCTGACGGCGATCGGCGCTATCCACGCCGCCTTCGCTATCGAAGACGCGGTGCGCACCTTCCTCCATGTGCTCACCAAGGGAGTCGCCACATGGCGGTGATCGCCCCGCATGCGCTTGCCAAGCGCGCCGCGATGTACCGCGCCATCCTCGACGCGCTGGCCGACGACCGCACGCTGGACCGTCCAGGCCTGTACCGCGTGCTCGCGACCGTCCACGCCTCGACCGCGAACCGCGTGATCCGCGAGATGCTGGCGTCGGGCCATCTCGTCGCCCGTCGTTCGGCGCCGGGGGCGTCGAAACCGATGCGCTACGCCGCGACAATCAGCGCGCTCGACGTGCTGACGCCCGCCCGACCCACGGGGGTCCGCGTCCGCCTCCACGACGGCGGCCGGTATCGGATTATGACTCGCCCGTGCGCGCAGCACACCCAAGGCCGCGTGCTCATGAACATGACGTGGCGCGAAGCGCTGGGTGATTTCACCGCGCCGCGAGAGGACCAGACGCGCTGGCCGCTCGAGCTGGTGGAGTCCGTGTACAGCAGCGTCGCGGCGGGCTTCGTGCCGATCGCCCAGTGCGACCGCGTGCCGCTGGCGACGCTGCCATACACGCTACCGAGCACGATCGCGGGCGTGGTGGTCGAGCTGCTTGCCACGCACGGCCCGCTTACGGTGTCCGCGATTGCCGAGCGGCTGCCGCAGTTTCGCAAGACAATCATTAAGACGCAGATGATGCGGATGGCCACCGAGCAGACCGTGATGCGGGTCGGTGGCGCGTCGCAGGCAGGCCGGATCGTGACCACGTGGACCGTCGGGCCGGTGCCGCTTAATGGGCGGCAGTCTCGGGGGCGACCGGCGCTCGTGGATACGTACACACCGGCGCCGTGGATACACCCGATCCGCCGGCGTGCGCTCGGTCTCCCGTCGGCACAGGCGCCTCGGAACGTTCCCGAAACAGACTTCGGGAACCCCCTGCGGAGTGTCGCATGACCCGCCTGACATACGGCAGGCTCTGGTCCTACCATTGCCGCGCTGGCAGCTACTCGAGCACGTCTCTGCTCGGCCTCCTGCGAGAGATCCTCGCCCATCGCTGGTGGCATGTCCGTCGCGGCGACGGGTGGGTGGACTGATGTCGATCGCCACGAACGGCGAGCTGCGCGCCGCCATCCAGCAGGCCGAGATGGTCGCGGCACGCTTGACCATGCGCGGCCACCACCTCACCATCGGTGAGCGCACTGTGATCGCGCGCCTGCTGCAGGATCTCGCCGGCGTGGCGCGTCGGGCGTTCGATCCGGCCGCCCGCATCGACATGGCGGCCGAGCCGCGTGAGCCGCGGGACGACGACACGGCGCCGATGCTGTTTGACGGGGCGGCGTAATGGCGCGCACGCTCACCTGTCATTTCTGCCACCACCTGGTTGATCTGCCGCAACGCGGCTGGGTCGATGGGCAGGCTGCGTATTGCGTCGCGCACCACGCGCTCGCAAACCGCGACCCGTATGTGATCGGCCAAGAGGCGCTCGACTACGCCGAATGGCTGCACGAGATGGACACGTCGGCCCTGCTCCGCTGGCCGTGGAAGGCCATGAACGACTTCGCGGGGCCGCTCGTGCCGGGGCGCCTGACGTACATCGCGGCCTTCCCCGGCAACGGCAAGACGTCGTTCGCGGCGCATCTGCTGCAGCACTTCCTGCGCGTCCAAAAGAAGAAGGTGACATACCTGCCGCTCGAGGCCGACCCCGGCGAGACGTTCACACGCTTGGCGTGTCTCGACTGCGGGATCTCGGCCGACGAGGCGCTGTCCAAGCGGCTCAAGGACCGCGCTGAGATGGGCGACACCGTGGCGAAGGCGCAGCACGACGAGCTGACCGTGGCCTACCGGCTGATGCGCGAGGACCGCGAGCTGCTCGAGGCGCTGCGGATAGAGCCGATCGACGCGCTGACGCCCAAGTCGTTTGCGAACGCGCTGCGGGTGGCGCAGCTGCAGGAGAGCGACGTGGTGATCGTCGACCACGTCGACCACGCCGAGCACGACGCCGGGGAGTCAGGGGCCGACATTGCGGTGAGCAACCAGATGCAGGCGATGGCCCTGCGGGCGGCGAAGGCCCTGAGCATCCCCATCATCCTACTGACGCAGCTGAACAGCTCGAGGACGGGCGGGGACGCCCTGGCGCACTACCGGCGGCCGCTGGTCGACTGGCTGTACAACAAGGGCAAGAAGGAGCAGATGGGCGCCAACATCTTCGGGCTCTCGCGGATGCTGGACCCGAAGGCGGACCCCGACGCGGTGCAGGAGGTGCGCGCCGGCCGTCGCGATGTGTCCACGGTCGTGCTGCCGGATGTAATGGAAGTGTCGGGCATGAAGATGCGGTATGGCGGGGCGTCCCGCGACAAGTCGATCACCCTCAAGTACCTGCGGGGCCACATCATGGACATGCCAGACGACGACCGCCGAGACGTGTTTGCGGCAGGGCACGGGATTGCGCTGGGCTCGCCCTCGAACCGGAGGGTGGCGTAGTGGCAAGGATTCGCACGATAAAGCCGGAGTTCTGGCAGGATGAAAAACTGACCCCGTTATCTGACGTGGCGCGTCTGGTGTTTCTGTTTCTAATCTCCAGCGCCGACGATTGCGGTCGCGTGCTCGACAAGCCCATCAAGATTGAGGCCGATTTATTCGACGGCGAGCAGGACCGTTCGCGAGACGTTCGCGAATCGCTCGCGAATCTCTCGCGAATTGGTCGGATTCGGCGCGGGAAAACGGCCAGCGGGCAGCGGATCATTGAAATCGTCAACTGGGCCAAGCATCAGCGCATTGATCACCCCAACAAAGCGGCCGCGTTTCCCGAAATCGTTGACACGTATGAAGATACGGACATTCGCGAGGCGTTCGCGAATGATTCGCGAATGATTCGCGAGCCGCTCGCGCACCATACCAACGACCAACGACCAGTACCAACGACCAGTACCACCGACCATGTGCGCCGCGCGAAACAGCCGCGCCGCGCCCCCGGGGTGGTGTCGGATGAGGTCAAGTACCCCGACTTCTCGCCGGCCGATCGGTCTGAGTGCATCACCGCGTGGAAGTCCAAGCTCGGCCTCGTGAACGTCGGCCAGCTCATCGCCACGCTTGGCCCGATGTTCCGACCACTCGAGGACGCGGCGCACGTGCCCCATACGGCGATCGTGCGCGGCGTCCGCGATTACTGCTGCATCGTCACCAAGGGCCGATCGTCGCCGTTCATGAGCGTGGCCGACTTGGGCAAGAAGATCGGCGCCCTCGCCGAGAACGCCCGCACGCATTACGACGATCCGATCACACGGACCGACGGCGCCATGCTGATCGTGCATGGCACGACCAAGGTGGCCGCGTAATGGCCGTCAAGCGAGCACAACGGCCCCGTCCTGCCACCAAACCCCGAAAAGCGACCATCGGCAGCCTCAAGCGGTTAAAACCCGCCAAACGGCCTGCCCCGCTGACATGGGCCGACGCGACCGTCTCGATGCGCCCAGGCGGGGGCTGGCGGTTCACCCTGCCGGTGGTGACCAGTGCGAACCGGCAATGGCGCGTGGGTAAGGGTCGGGCGTACAAGGCCAAGGGCGCCGCGTCGGATACCAAGGCCGCGGCCCTGCTCTTCCGGCACGTCGTGCCATTGCTGGGCGATCTGGCCGTGAGCATCACGTGGCACCGATCACAGCGGTCGGGCGATGTGGACAACCGGATCAAGGGCGCCCTCGATCTGCTGAGGGGCATTGCCTACCGAGACGATGCCAGTGTCGCGCGCGTGAGCTGCGAGCGGGTGGATGACGGCACGGCGGCACGGCTCGTAGTCGATGTGGATAACTTCCGACGGGCGGCGGCGTGATCTCACACACAACGGGGGCACTATGAACCTGAGCATCCGCACGGAAGGCGTGGCCGAGGTCAAGAAGGCGATGGCCGCACTGGGCAGCAACGCCCCCAAGGCGGTCGCGCTCTGGGTGAACTGGGTCGGCCTGACCGCACAGGGTGAGATGCGTGAACGCCTGCCCTCGAGCTTCTCTATGCGTGGCACGCAGGAGCAGTTCAAGAAGGCTGTGGTGTTCCAGTCCGCAACCACGTCAGGCAAGCGTATCAAGCAGGCCATGCTCGTGATCGGCAGTGATGGCCCTGGCGGAACCAAGGCCAGCGCGACCAAGAACTTCGGGCGCATCCTCGCACGGCACGAGCAAGGGGAGACCCGCACCGAGCGCAACCAAGCCTACCGCCTTGGCAGTGGGAAGGTCATCACGGCCGGCTTCTTCTTACCTGCCAAGGGGTTGAGGACACCCACGACCAACGTGCCACGTGCGATGTATCCTACCAGTGTGGGCGCACAGATCCGCAGCGACCCAAGTGGCAAGGTGTTCTTCGCAAGTGGCACGAAGAAAGGGAGCAAGAAGACAGGCGCTGGCGTCAGCTACTTCGCGACGGATAAGGGGATCTTCCGTCGTCGTCATAGCAGCTTCGGTGGTCGCGTTGATGTTGAGGCGGTGTGGTGGTTCCGCTATACGGTCCGCACTCCAGCGCGCACGAAGCTATGGGAGACCGCGCAACGGGTCTGGAGCACGAGAGCCGTGGCCCTCGGTCAGCAAGCCATCGAGGAGACCCTGTTCAGGATGACGCTGTGATCGCGAGCACGATGCGCGCCAAAGCGCACGAAGTCCGCGTCGCATCGCGCCGAGAAATTTCTGAAAAAATTCACGGGTCCTCCCATGGGGGGCGGCCGAGGCGGATTCCCGCGGACCACGGTAATTCACTAGCCAATGGATTTTCCGCGACGGCTGCGCTTGCCTCGCCGGCGGGCGCCGCATGAGTGAACGCTGGGTCTCCCTCAACCAGCTCGCCGAGGAGACGGGGCTCGCCGTCCGCACGCTGCAGTACATCCGGGCGCAGGAACCGGCGGTGCTCGTCACGCGCCAGCGCAAAGCGCTCGAGTATCGGCAGCCCGACTGCGCGATCAACCTGCGAAAGCGCGAGGCCGAGAAGGCCGTGACCGAGGCGAACCCCGGCGACCTCGACACGGCACGCACCCGCAAGGCCAACGCCGAGGCCGAGCTGGCCGAGATCGACGTGGCCAAAGCGCGTGGCGAGGTCGTGAGCGTGGCCGATTACGAGGCCGCACTGGCCCGCGTGCTCGATCGGCTCACCGCTCGACTGCGGGCGATGCCGGTGCGCCTGGCGCATCTCGGGACCGACGCCGAACTGGCAGCGGAAACGGAAGCCGAGCGGATCGTGGTGGAGTTGTCCACATTCGACGAGGATGTGATCGACGAGCCCGAACCCGTGAAGGCGGCGGCATGACGCACGCCCTTGGCCGCGACGCGCTCAACCGCGTCACCCGCGAACGGTTCCGTCGGCACTGTCGGCCCCTGCCCCGTCTGACGATGAGCCAGTGGGCCGAGAAGTATCGCGTGCTCAGTCCAGAGGCGACGGCCAACCACGGGCCGTGGCTTAACGCGATGGTGCCGTACCTGCCCGAGATCATGGACGCGGTAAGCGACCGGACCACGCAGGAGATCGTCGTGGTCTCCCCGAGCCAAGCGGCGAAGACGGAGCTCATCCTCAACGCGATCGGCTACTTCACGCACCAAGAGCCGAGCCCGATGCTCTGCGTGCAGCCGACCGTCGAGACCGCGGAGTCGTTCAGCAAGGACCGCGTGGCCCCGATGATCCGCGACTGTGGCGCGCTGTCGGCACTGGTGGCGCCCGCTCGGTCTCGGGAAAGCAACAACACGATCCTCTCAAAAGCATACCCCGGCGGGCAGCTCGACATGACGGGCGCCAACGCGCCCTCGGGTCTGGCGATGCGCCCAAAGCGGGTGGTGCTACTCGACGAACGGGACCGGCACCCGAGATCCGCCGGCACGGAGGGCGACGTGAAAGCGATCGCCCGCGCTCGCACGCGATCCTTCCAGCGGCGCCGCAAGATCGTCGAGGTGTCGAGCCCGACGAGCCAGGAGGAGTCGCTGATCTGGCCGAGCTACCTCGAAGGGACGCAGGAGGTGTACGAGGTGCCGTGTTCGGACTGCGGACACTGGCAGACGCTACACTTCGATCGGCTCAAGTGGGGCGTGGACACGGCGGGCAAGGTGATCGCGTCGTCGGTCGCCTACCAGTGCGCGGCGTGCGAGCACCTGATGCTGGCGCGTGAGAAGGGGGCGCTGCTGCGCGCCGGCCGATGGACGAAGACCGCCGAGCCGCGGGTGCCGCACAAGCGGTCGTTTCACATCCACGGTCTCGTGGCGGCGTTCGCCTTGTGGGAAGAAGTGGCGCAGGAGTTCGTGACCGCGAACGGGCAACGCGATCCCGCGATGCGCGCCGAGATGCTGCGGGCGTTCTTCAACACCACGCTCGGCGAGTTGTGGCGCGACCAGACGGCCGAGACGGTCAAGTCGACGCTGATGGCGCGGGCCACGCGCTACGACAGCACGGACGACGAGGCGCCGATCGCGTGGCACGTCCCCCGCGACGCGGCGATCCTGACGGCGGGCCTCGATCTGCAGCACGACCGCGGCGAGCTCGTGGTGCGAGCGTGGGGGGTCGGCGAGACGTCCTGGCTGATCGAGCGCACAATCCTGCGCGGCGACACCAGCCAGCCCGAGTGGTGGGCACGGCTCGAGGACTACCGCACGCAACGCCGCTGGACGCACGAGAGCGGCACGCTCATGGCAATCCGGTCGCTCACGATCGACGCGGGCGACGGCACGCACAGTAAGCAGGTGTACACGTACTGCGCGCCGCGCTTGGCTCAGCACGTCTACGCGATCAAGGGCTCGAGCAACCCCGTGGCGCCGATGGTGCCCGCCAAGCCGACCAAGGTCAAGCCGGGGCGCCTGTATATCCTCGGCGTCCACGCGATCATGGATCGGCTCTACCGCCGCCTCGCGATGGACGAGCCGGGGCCCGGCTACCTGCACCTGAATCAGCACGCCGACGAGGACTACGTGACGCAGCTGCTGTCGATGCGGCGGCGCGTGGACGAGCGGACCCGCAAGCGGAAGTGGGAAGCCACGCCAGGCGTACGCAACGAGGTGGCCGACTGCGAGACGTACTGCTACGCCGCGCTGCTGCTCGGCCCCGTGCCCGTGCTGTCGCTCGCGGCGGAAGTGGACCGCGTGAACACCGAGGGGACCCGACCGGCGCCCGTCGTGCCGACCACCGAGAAGCCAACCCCCTCCCCCGCGAAGCCGGCTGGCCAATGGCTGCCGCGTCGGGCGGGCGGATGGATGCGATAATGACCCCGCCCCACGGAGCGCCATGACGTATTGCCTCGCCGTCGAGCAAGCCCTCGACGATGTGTCGCTGCCGCCTGCCGCACGCCTCACGATGTGGCACATCCGCAAGCGGCTGACGATGACCGCGTTCGCCGAAGTGAAGGCCGAATCGCTGGCGGCTGAAATGCGAATCAAGGACACCACGGTCGGGCAGATGCTGACGGTGCTGGTGCAACGCGGCTACCTGGACGAGTCGGGCAAGAAGAAGCCGCGCGCCTTCCGGCTCCCGTGGTCGCGTCGCGTCTCGACCGAGCGCGCCGCGTAGCGCATTCCCCCCCGTTGCGCCGTAGTGGGGCCGCGCACCCGTAGGATGGCGGGACGGGCGCGACGACTATGCGAGTGTGACCACCACGCTGACGGCCATCCCGGACACACTGACCGCAGGCGACTCCCTGTCGGTGACGCTGTCGCTGTCTGAATATCCCGCGACGGCCGGCTGGGTGGTGTCGTGCGCGCTGGCAGGACCGACCGTCCTCTCGGCCACCGCGACGGCGAGCGGCGACCAGCATGTGCTCGCGCTGACCAGTGCGCAGACGGCGTCGCTCACGCCCGCGCTGTACCAGTGGCGGCTCCGCGCCACGCTGGCCTCGGTCGTCGAGACGTTCGACCGCGGCACGCTCGACGTGACCGCGGACCTCGGCACGGCGGCGGCCGGTGATCTCACCAGCTATGCCGAGCGCATGCTGGCCATCTGCCGCACCGCGCGCGAGAGCATCCTCTCGGGCGAGATGAAGATGTTCCAGATCGGCGGCCGCCAGGTGCAGATGCACACGCTGGCCGACGTGAACCGCGAAGAAGCGCACTGGCGCCGTGAGCGTGCGCGTGAGCTGCGCGGCTCGGCGTTCGGGAAGGTCTCCGTCGGGTTCGCGTCGTGAAGACGGCCCCGCTGCCGCTCCGCTTGTGGCGTGCGGTGACCGGCGCCTTCCGTGCCACGCCGACGGCGACGCGCAGCTATCAGGCCGCGGCGGCGCACCGTCTCCTGTCGGATTGGCCCGGCACGGCGCAGAGCGCGGACAAGTCGACCCGCTACCAAGCGAAGGTGCTGCGATTCCGCGCGCGTGAGCTGCGCGAGAACAGCCCCATCGTGGCGCGCTACGCCGCGCTGGTGCGCGACAACATCATCGGACCCGACGGCATCACGCTGCAGGCGATCGTGCCGTCGACCCGTGGCACCAATACGACGGCGAGCACGGCCATCGAGGCGGCATGGTATCAGTGGGCCGCGTCCTGCACGCCCGATGGGCGGTCGTGGGTGGAGGTCTGCGGCATCGTCTCCGAGGCGTGGAAGGTCGAGGGCGAGGCGCTGCTCGAGCTGATCCCGTCAAGGCTCGCGCCCGGAGGGCTTTGGGTGCAGCCGCTCGACCCCGACCTGCTCGACGAGATGGAGAACGCCGACCGCACCCCGCAGGGCGGCAGCATCGTGCAGGGCGTCGAGTACGACGCGACCGGCCGCATTGTCGGCTACCATCTGCTGACGCGCCATCCGTCGGACAGCGGCGGCCGCACGCTGCGGCGCTTCCTGCGCGCCGACCGCCTGCTGGTGCTCGGCCATCGTCAGCGGCCGCAGCAGACGCGCGGCGTGACCGCGCTCGCACCGGTGATGCTGCTGCTGCAGCACCTCGAGAAGACGGACGAAGCCATCGTCGTGCTCAACCGCGTCACCGCGTCCAAGATGGGCGCGCTGATTCCGGGCGCCGACGCGCAGCCGCTCGACACCGACGGCGTGCCGCCGCAGATCGAGCAGGCGCCAGGTGAATGGTGGACGCTGCCGGTCGGCTGGGACGTCAAGATGCTCGACCCGGGTCAGCCGACGCAGGAGTACGACGTCTTCGCGCGTCACTTGCTGCGCAAGATCGCGTCGGGGCTCCACGTCGCCTACGCCTCACTGACGGGCGACCTGTCCGACGTGAACTACTCGTCGATGCGCGCGGGCCTGCTCGTCGAGCGCGATGCGTGGCAGGGCGCGCAGGCGCAGTTCATTCAGACGATCGTGGCGCCCGTGTTCCGGCTGTGGCTCGACACGGCGGCGCTGGCGGGCGCGTTCCCAATGGTGGCCGGCCAGAATGCCGCCACGATCGCCGAGGCGTCGGTGTGGCACCCGCGCCGCTGGCCGTGGGTCGACCCGCTCAAAGACGCCAACGCGATCGACGTGCTACTGGGCCTTGGGCTCACGACGCGCACCCGCGAAGCCAACAAGCAGGGGCTCTCGTTCGCCGCGCTGGTCGATGAGCGCGCCGCCGAAGAGGCCTATCTCCTCGCCAAGGGCGTCACGCTCGGGGCCGTGCCTGCGCCCGTCCCCGATCCGGCCGACGCGCCGGCGGTGCCGGTGCGCCAACTGAGGGCCATATCATGACGACGACCGTGCTCGAAACGCGGGCCGTGTCCTGCGCGATGACCATTGACGAACGAGCGCTGGAGCACCGCGCCGCGGGCGACAGCCGCGTGCCCGTCGCCATCTCGAGCGAGATGCCGGTCGAGCGCATGGACTGGTCGACGGGCAAAGCGTTTGCCGAAGTGCTCGACCATTCCCCCGACGCCGTGAACATGGCGTGGGCGCAGCGCGGCATCCCGCTGCTGCTCTCGCACGACTCGCGCGACCAGTACGGGCTCGTGACCGATCTGACGATTGGCGACGACCGGATGCTGCGCGGCTGGATCAAGTTCTCGCGCGGCGCCAAGGCGCAGGAGATCCGCCAGGACATCGAGGACGGGATTCGTCCGATGGTGTCCGTCGGCTACACGACCGGCAACGACTTCACGACCGAACGCACCGCGGACGGCATGGAGCTGCGCCGCTTCAAGAACTGGACCGTCTTCGAGGTTTCGACGGTCCCCATCCCTGCCGACCCCACCGTCGGCATCGGTCGTTCGCATTCCGCGAACGACACTCATCACTCCACCGACGCCGCGTCTGCGGGTCTGGAGGCACATGTGGAAGAAGTCCCCACGGTGACTGCCGCGCCGACAGCATCGGCGACGGTCGCACCTGTTATCAGCGACGTGCGGTCTCGCACGGAGACCATCTATGGCTTCGCCGCGTCGGCGGGCCTCTCGGCACGCGAGGCTGATGCCCTCGTTGCGTCGGGTCGTGACCCGCAGAGCATCGGACAGGAGCTGCTGGAGCGTATGAATAAGGCCTCGGAACACAGCGGCGCCCCGGCGCCCGCCGTCGTGCTCACGGACAAGGAGCAGAAGTCCTACTCGCTGATGCGCGCCCTCTCGGGCATCGCCGCCGGCAAGCGCGACGGCTTTGAGTTCGACGTGTCGGACGAGTTCGCGAAGAAGACGGGCCGCACCTACACCAACGCGTCGTCGTTCTTCCTCCCGCTCAACCTCCGCACGCAGATGAGCGTCGGCACGGCGGCCAAGGGTGGCAATCTCGTCGCCACCGAATTGCGCCCGGAGCTGATCGACCTGCTCCGTCAGCAGTCGCTCGTCCTCGGCACGCTCGGCGCCCGCTTTATGCCGGGCTTGTCGGGCAACGTGGTGTTCCCGCGCCAGACGGCTGGCAACAGCGCGCTGTGGGTGGCGGAAGGACCGGGCTCCGATATGGCGCTCACGTCGCTCTCGCTCGATCAGGTGACGCTCTCCCCGAAGGCGCTCCAGGCGTCGACGACGGTGTCGCGTCAGCTCCTCGCGCAGTCCACGCCGGCCGCTGACCAGCTCGTGTTCGACGACCTGATCGCGCAGCACGCCACCGCCATCGACACCGCCGCGCTGTACGGCAGCGGGTCGTCCAACCAGCCGACCGGTGTCGGTATCGCCTCGGGCACCAACCTGATCGCGATGGGCACGAACGGGCTCGCGGCGACCTACGCCAAGGTGCTCGAAGCCTTTAAGGCGCTGGCCGTGGCGAACGCCTCAACCGATGGCGTGTCATTTGTGACCACGCCGGGCATCAAGTACAGCATGGGCGCGATTCCCCGTATCGCCTCGACCGACAGCAAGACGCTGTGGGATCTTGACACCAACACGGTGAGCGGCGCCCCGGCGTACGCCACGAACAACCTGCCGTCCACGCTGACCAAGGGCTCGTCCACGAGCGTGGCGCACGCCGCCATCCTCGGAGACTTCTCGAACGTCATGGTCGGTGAGTGGGGGGCGGGCGCCGAGATCATCGTCGACCCGTACACCTTGGCTCGCCGCAACCTGCTCCAGATCACGTCGATTCAGTTCGTCGACATCGCCGTCCGCCAGCCGGCCGCGTTCGCGGTTTATCGCGACCTGCTGGTCTAAGGGAGCGACACGCGATGCTCATTCGCATGCTCATCGGGACGGGTGGTCCGAATGGCACCGCGTGCTTCGTCGGGGAGGTCGTAGACCTCCCCGACACCTTGGCGCGGTCGTGGGTGGCCTCCGGGCGCGCCGAACTGGCGCCCGATCCCCTCGAGCCCGTGGACGTCCAGCACCACGATCCGGTGGCCAGTACGGCACCGGTGCCGCCGCGGAAGCGTCGGTAGTGCCGCTGAATACGCGCCGCCTCGCGGCACTGATGCTGGCCCGCGCACCGGACGCGAAAACGTTGGTGGTCGGGTCGGTCTCGGTGCGGTGTCCGCTCGACGACCGGCAGGAGATGGTCGACGACGGCGCGGGCGGCGGGATCAAAGCGAGCGAGAAGGCCGTGCTCGTCGCGGTGGGCTCGATCGCCACGCCAGCACGCGAGGCGACGGTGACCTATGACGGCGCCACGTACACCGTGCGCGACACGATGCGCCAGGAGAACGGCGACTACGAGCGCTGGCTGCTGGTGCCGGTATGATCCACGAAATGGTGCGGATCGTCGCGGCGGCGCTGCGCGACGCCACGATCGGGGTGGCCGTGCAGTTGGCGACGATCCCGCGCGAGGCCGGTGATCCGGTGCCACCGGCGCCGACGATCCTCGACGAGTCGTCCGACACGCAGACCGCGCTCGACCAAATCCCCGACGCGCCGGACCCGTGCCTGCAAGTCGCGGCCACGGCGTTGCGCGAGACGGACATCACGGTCACCCCGTCGCGGAAGACGGAGGTTGAGATGGTGATCCGGTATAGCGTGCGATCCTCGCTGACCACGCGCAGCCTCAACGAAGCCCGGCAGACCGAGCGGGCGATTCGCCGCATCCTCTCGATCCTGCCACAGCAGTCCGACGCGCTTAAGCTCCGCAATCGGGCGCAGCTGTTTCACGTGACCAACTACACCGTGGACGAACACAAGGCGCCGATCGAGGACGTGGCCCTCGTGCTCGTGATGCGGTTCACCGTACACGGCCGCGATCTGCGGACAATGGAAGGCTCATGATCGACTTCTGGGTTTTGCTCACGGTCGACGGCGAGACGCGCCGCATCCCGGTGCCCATGGGCATCGCGACCGATGAGGACGCCGTGCAGGACTACGTGACGAGCGATGCGGCATGGGCCACGGGTGACGTGGTCGCTGCCGATTGGCCGTCTTCCCCTCTCTGATTAGGAGTCTCGACGATGCCCGTTCCCGCCCTGCTCAATCAAGTCGCCGGGTTCATGGCGAAGGTGGAGGCCGTGTACGGCACCGCCGAAACGCTCACGAATACCGCCGACGGCGTATTTCCGTACCTCGGCGACGGCCTGCCGCCGGCCCCGACGGCGCTCGAGTACCTGTTCGACGGCAACATCGGCCGCGACATCGCGACGCTGTTCCCCGTCAAGTCGGTCGCGCCCAACGGTCGCGGTCGCAAGGCCGAGTTCCCCGTGCTCTTCAAGGGCGCCGGCGCCACGTACACCGCGCTGGTCATGCCGCCGCGTGAAGTGGATCTGATGCTGCAGGCGGCGGGCTTCGACCGCACGTTCGGGACGGCGACGCACACGTACGCGCCGACGGCTGCGGGCACCACCTACAAATCGCTGACGTTCGGGCACTACGCCCAGGGCAAGGCGCACGTGATGGCGGGCGCGCTGGCCGACTGGTCGTTCGACTTCAACGACTTGGGCGTGCCGACCCACAGCTTTGCGCTGCAGGGCATCGGCGGCCTGCCGACGACGCTGTCGCTGCCGACGATTACGTACGACTACACGTCGGTGATTCCGCCCGTCGCGGCGGGCTCGGTAATCAGCATCGGCTCGTGGGTCGCGCCGATCGTCAAGGGCGGCAGCTTCAAGCTGAACCGCAACCTCGGCAACGCCCGCGCCCGCATTACGGACGCCGGTGGCCATCTCGGCTTCGTGCCGGGCTTCATGCAGCCCGAGCTGACGCTGATGGTCGAGCAGACGGCGCTCGTGGCGTCTCCGTTCCACACGACGGGCGGCATTGCGCCGGATGCGCTGCGCGAAGCCGCGACGGCGATCACGGTGTCGGCGCGCTTCGGCACCTCGAGCTTCAACCGCTTCACGGTGACGCTTAACAACGCGCAGCTGGTCAACGCCCAGCCGGCCGCCGACGATGCGATCGCCATGTACGAGCTGACGTTCCGCGGCACGGGCAGCAACGCGGTCACTGTGCTGTTCGACTGACGTGGCCTTCACGGCAAAAGCGGTCACGGCGTCTACGGCCCCGTGGCCGCTTGCGGTATCTGGCCGCACGTATTGGGTGCAGCCGGTGTCGGCGGCGCTCTTGCTCCGTCTCTTACCGGCGATGCGGGTGGCCGACACGGCCGACGCCGCGCTGACCGACCTGCTACGGGCCGCCTTCGGCCCGCGTCGGTGGTTCCGTGATCCCGTGCGGATGGCGCGCCGCCTGCCGCTCGGCATCCTCGCGCACGTCCTCGACCGCATCCTCGCGGTGCCAGGGCACGACGTCGACCCCTCGCTCGACCCCGAAGCGGCATTGATCGCCGCGCATCGCAAGCTGGCGCACCCCGACGAGCACCGCACGGGGCCGTCGCTCGCCTTGGCCGCGCTGACGTGCGAGGTGCGCCTCGGCGCCGCGTGGTACTTCGCCCCCGACCGCTGGCCGACCGCGGACGGCTACGCGCCGATGGCGGCGGTCTGGACAACCTACGGCGGCCTGATGGCGCTCGATGCGGGCGCGCAACTGTCCGCCGCGTCCGCCGCACGGCTCGCCGCCAGCACCGATAAGGGCGTGGACCGCGCTTACCGGGCGCTGCAAAAAGCTGCGTACCCCCCCGACCCCACGATGCGAGGCGCGGCGTAATGGCTGAGAAAACGATCAAGGTCGTCATCGACGGCCAAGAGATGGTCAGTGATGTTGCCAACAAGGCCAGTGGGTCGTTGGCCGGGTTCATGGCCAAGATCCCCGGCTGGGCCAAGATCACAGGACTGTTGACGGCCGCGTTTGCCGTGATTTCCAAGGTCGTGGGCGAGGTTGGCGACTTCGTCATGGACTCCATTAGCGCGTACGACAGCTACTCGGCCGCGCAGGTGAAACTCACTGCCACGTCCAAGCTCACGGGCGTCAGCCTAGACGAGCTTAAGCGCGTCGCAAAGACCGCGCGCGAGGAGTTTGGGCTGTCTGCGGTGAGTGCGGTCGAGCTCACGTCGTCGGTGGCCCGATTCACGACCGCGGCGGGCGCAACGAGCAAGGCCAGCGGCCTGATGGCGTCAGCCTTGGAGCTGGGCGCCGCCTCTGGTCTAAACGCCACGCAAGTCGCAGAGGGGCTGACGAGCGCACTCGCTGGCAATGATGAATTTCTCAACAGACTTGGACTGTCCAACCCGAGCGTGATCTGGGAGAAATACCGCGTCGCCAACGGATTGGCGAAGGACCAGATGGACGACACGACGAAGGCGTTGGCGGTCATGACCGAAATCATGAACGCCGGCAGCGTCGTCGCAGGCGGCTATGCGGAACGGCTGGAATCCGGCGCTGGTCAGCAGGAGAGGTTGAACAACCGCGTAGACGAAGCCAAGGTCGCCTTTGGCGCCGCGATCCAACCTCTGCGCGTGTTTACCGTGCAGGGGCTCACCGTCTTGGTCGACATACTCGGCCGCGTTGGGCTGGCCGTCGGGCGCGTGGTCAACGCCGTGGGGGTCCTGCTTGTCGGCTCCTTCCAGATCGCCCGCGGCGTGGTCGGTGGGCTCGTCGAAGGGCTGGGCAAGCTGACCGGCAACAAAGATCTCGAGGAGTGGGGGGCAAAGCAGACGCAAGCGTTCCCCGCGTTTATCGACCAGCTCAAAAAAATGGAGCAAGGCATCGACGCGACGGGAACCGCGACGACGAAAGCTGGCGCCAAGCTCACAGCAAACACGAAGCTGACCGAAGAGGAGCTCAAGAAGCAGGACGCGGCGTGGAAGCAATACCTCAAAGACTACGAGGCGGGCCTCAAGCGCGTCAACGATGCGTACGATGCGTATCTCAAGCTGCTCCCGAGGCTGCAGCCGGCTCTGCAAGCGGCAATGCAGACGCAGCACATCGAGGGCCAGAACCGCGCACTGGAAGCGTCGAAGGTCGCGGCCGACGCAGCGTTCAAGGCGATCAAGGACGGCGCCGAACCGCTTCCGGCGCTGATTAAAAAGTCCGAGACGTCGGTCGGTGACATGGCCAGTAAGCTCGGGGACGCCGCTGGTGCAGTGCTGACGGTCGGCGAAAACTTTGGCGGGTTGGATGACGATGCCAAGCAGGTGCTGACCAGCGTCAAGAGCATTGGCACGTCGATGGGCGATCTGGCAAAAAACGGCTTGAGCTTTGCTGGCGTCACGGGCATGGTCGGCGCGATCGCGAGCATCGTCGGTACGATGATGAACAACGACGCCGAACGGCGTCAGCTCACCCGAGAGAACAACACGAACCTCAAGCGACTGACGCAGGAGATCGGCGGCCTCAAGCTGGACATTACCGGCGACCAGTTTACTTCGGCGCTTAATGCCTTTGGTCCCGTAGCCGACAAGCTCGCCCGTGGGGAGTTGCTGACCGTTCCGGAGTATAGCGCTCTCCAAGAGCGGTTCACGGCGGCGGGGCTTTCGCCGGCCGCTCTTGTGAAGATGGCGAAGGAGCTGGGCGTTGGAACCGTAGGGTCGGGGGCGTCGGAGCGCGTCACGGATATGGGGGCGTTCTTCCGAGCCCTCGGGGTCACCAAGATCGGCAAGGTCGGCACCAACTTCGCCGACCAGCTCGCGTTCTTCCGCGAGTCCCAAGACCTCAGCGGCGAGAGCGGCCCCGACAAGTTCCAGAGGCTCGTAGAATTTTTGATTACAAAGGGCGGCGTCGGCGCGCTGGCTGGTGTGGACTTCTCGGACCCTGCGAAAGCAAAGTCGTCACTCCTGAGCCTTTTCTCCTCGCTTAACGAGGGCGGCGTCTCCGCGTCGTTGCTCGGCAAGATTTCGGGCGGCACGCTCAAGGACATTATCTCCGAGATCATCCGCGGCCTTGGGGAGGGCGCGCCGAGCGGATCGAGCGCCCCCGCGCCTGGCGGCACCGCGGTCGGTGGCGGCTCGAGCTCGATCGTCAGCGGTGGCGTCGTCGTCCCCACCAAGACGCTCTCCGACGTGCTCGATGGCGTCGTCGCGCAGACCACGGCGCTCGGCACGTATCACGTCAAGCATCTCAGCATCGCCACGGACCATCTCGCCGAAGCGAAAGCGCAGACGGGCATCCTGACCGAGATCGCCACCAACACGCGGTCGCTCATCAACGGGGGCCTCGAAAACATGATTGACGAGCAGCTCGCGAAGAAGCAAGCCATCGCCGCGCTGTCCGGCGGTGCGGGGCCGTCGTTTTGAGCGCCCCTCTGTTGCAGGTCTGGTCGGCGCCCAAGTGTCAGGTGGACGCGCAGCCCATCGCCGCCCTGCCGGCCGTGACCGCGGCGCAGATCACGGAGACCATCTCGGGCTCGGATTCGGCCGTTCTCACGATGCCCGCGGACGTGGCGCGCGCCGCCGGCATCGCCGAAGGCCGGATCATTCGGGCGATCGTCCCGCTCCGTGGCGTCGTCGAGTGGGTGGTGGCGACGGTGCGCGATAGCGACCCCACGGCCGCGGTCTCGGTGACCTGCGCCCCGCTGAAGCATTTGCTCGCCCTGCGCGGTCTGGTGCGGGAAACCACGACCTCAAGCGTGACGACCCAGTTCACGCCGGCGGCTCTGACGGTGACGGAGTTGCTGACGCGCTACGTGCTGACCAACCTCGACGCCGACGGCCTGTCGTGGCTCTCGCTGGGGACGATCGAGTACACCGATCGCGTCACCGTGGGCACGCTGTCCTCGATCCGGCGCGGCGAACTGCTCACGCTGATTGAGCGCATTACCGGCTACGAGGTGGCCCTGCGCCGACTGCCGGACGATACCGGCTACGCCATTGACGTGCTCGACCAGCGTGGCGCGGCGCTCCCCACGCTGTTGATGGAGTCGCCTGTGGCGACCAGCATCACGCGCACGCGAGATCTCACGACCACGGCCACGGGGGTGATGCCGATCGGGACGGATGGGCGCCCGATGGGCGACGTCGACTGGATTGGTGGCGCGGCCATCGGAGCGGGCCCGTACTGGATTCCCCTGACCGATCCAAACGGCGGGCCGGCGCCGGTGCGCGAGGACCAACAGTTTGCCGGTCTGTACCTGCGGCTGGCCGATGGGTCGTCGCTCGCCATTGCCGCTACACGCGCCGCCGACAGCGCCGTGCGCGTGGCCTCGCTGGGCACCTACACGACCGGCCAGCGCGTCTTTCTCGCCGAGACGATCGCCGGGCGTCCCATCTCACTGATCTCGTCCCCGAGTGCCCTCGCCGCCGCGCGGGGCATGGTCGTGGCCAAAGTCACGGCCAAGGGCGCCCGGTACGAGCGCACGATCAACCGGAATGCCGGGTTCGAGGACGGCGGCACCTACACGTCTGAGGTCAACGGGTCGAACCTGCGCGTCGCCATCCCGCGTGCGGAGTTCGGTGTGTCGCGGGCCTTCTTGTCGAACGGCGCGCGGGCGTCGGGCACCTCGGTAGCCACGCTGATGCCCGTCGACGGATTGCCCGCGGGCACGTGGATCCGCCGCGGCGATGTCATCGAGCATGCGGCGGCCACGCGCGAGCTGACGGCCTCGGTGCACACGTCGTCCACGGGCACGCTCTCGCTCACGCTGGCGTCGCCTGGCGTCCCGGCGGCCACGGCAGACGGGCAGACGGTCCGCCTGTCGCGGCGCTTTCTTGCGAATGCCGTCAGCGCTATCGCGATGCCGCGGCTCGGCGGTCTCGTTTACCTCACCACCGCCAGTGTCGGCACCGCCGACCTGCGGTTGATGCTGGGCGGCCGTGGCATGACGGAGCCCACCGGCGGCGCGCAGTACGGCGGCCCGAATGGGTATGCGTTCAACCTGTACCCTGCCGCTGGCGACAGCAGCCGCGTCGCCGTCACGGCCTTCCAGACGACCAACGACCCGCTCGTCGAATCGGTCGCGTACACGCGCTCAGTCACAGCAATCGTGGCCACCGGCGCGCAGTCGCTCACGCTGACCTTGGGCTCGCTCGTGAGCAGTGGGACGCCGAGCGTCGGGCAGTGGATGGTGTGTGAGGCGTCGACCGGCGCGAACTGGGCCGCCATCGGGTTGAGCGAGGGAGCCGCGCCGTATTTGTACCCAAATGGTGGGTTCCGCCTCATTGGACAGGTGGCGAGCGTGACCGGCACCGAGATGGTCCTGAGCCTCGCAGGCTATCCCGCGGCGGCCGACTTTCGCGCCGTCGGCACGATCACGCCCCACGCCAGCCACACGCACCCCGATGTGCTGGCGACGGCGGTCGGATCGCCCGTCGTCTACGGGCTCACCAATGCGTGGGCCTCTGGCAGCACCTTCGTGCTTGAGGCGGAGCGTCTGGCGCCTCTGGACGTGCAGTTGAATGGCGCGTACCTCGCCGGCGCCACCGCGATCACGACCAAGCCGATCGCGGCCATCGCGACGCGCGCCTTCGCCTCAGGGGACAGCCTCACGGTCGACACCGGATTACCGTCGGTCACGTTCACGGCGACGATGTCCGGCCGCTCGGGCATGGTGGCGACCGTCAGCACCACGGGCTCGAACGTACACCTGTACAGTGTGGCAGAGTTGCAGCAGGTGTCGTGGTCGATCGGCTGCGCGTTTACGTATGACGTGTACGACAGCAACATCTCCAGCTACCTCGCCACAGGGGTGACCGGGGATGAACGACTTGAATGCACGCTCGCGTCACGCACGGGAGCGGCCTACACGTTCACCGCGCCCGCGACGGTCGACACGAGCACGCCCGGGGTGTATTGGGAGCTGTCCGGGGTCAGTATCGCGTACCTCGATGTGCTGTCGGAGCTGCGTCGGGGCGGCGTCATCACGATGCCCGTGACGGGCGCCGCCACGTTCAGCGCGTCGACGGGCGTGGCCGCCGTGCCCGCCACGGTGCCGGCGGGCTACACCGTCCCGCGCGGCGCGGTCGTGTGGACGAACGCGCACGGCTCCTCGGACGCCTCGGCCATGCGGTGCGCGACCACAGTCACCGGCCCTGCGGCGTCCATTGACATCTTCGGCGGCGACACGGTGCGGACGGACCCCGCGCTGGGGGGCGCCTATCTGGTGAAGGGCGGGGCCGGACAGAGCACGGTTTCCTTCCCCGGCAACACGCTGGTCGCGTGGGCCGATGTGCAGGCCAATAGCAGCGGGCAGGCCAGCATTACTCTCAAGACGGCGACCTCGTCAGACATTGCCGACAATGCGTCGCTGTCTCTGGTGAGGCCGGCGCTGTTTGGGGACACGGACCGCACCACCGGGAGCGCCGTGCGCCTCCTGTATGCGGTAGGCGGCGCCGGCACGCCGACGATAAGCACGCCCGGAACGCAACTGGAGACCGTCACAGTGGCGGTCGCCGCCGGGGAGATCACGCCCATGGTCGCCGTCGCGCGGTTCCGCGTCACGCCTGGCGTGCTCGGGGTCGGCGGCGCGCCCATTGTGGCGCTCGTCAATCTGACCACGAACACGGTCCTCGCGAGCGGCACGGTGCCGACCGGCGGCGTCACCGCGTACGCCCCATACGGCGTCATCGAATGCGTGGCCCGCGCGGTGCTTACCGAGACGGCCGCGCTGGCCGTGCGGATCTACGGGGGCAGCAGCTCCGTGTTCAGCACGTGGCACGTGTGTACCGACGCCTCGCTATACCTCGGGACCGAGATCCTCTCGTACGTGAACGGCTCGCGCTCCCGCGTGGCCTTCCAGCGCGGGCAGGACGTGCTCGCGCAACGCAAGCGCGCAGCGCGGTTTGTGGTCCGCGGCATCGACACCGCCGCGCTGACAGCCTCGGGCACGCCGGTGCAGATCGGGCAGCAGGTCCGCCTGCGGTCCGCCGCGCTTGAGGTCGACACGACCGAGCGCATCGTTGCGCTCACGTGGCGCTGGCCGGGGGCGGAGCTGATCGAGATGGAATGCGCGGCACTCACGCCGCGACTCACTGACGTCGAGGTGTCCGCATGAGTATCTGGATCAACGACCGCCCGCTGAGTGCCTTCGTCACCGCGATCACGGGTCTGGACGGCTACTTGGCGCCCGACGCGCCCGCCCGCGAGCTCGTCGCGCTGGCGAACAGCGCAGCCATCGTCGGCAGCACGGTCACGGTGTCCCCGCGCACGATCACGGTCACGGTGGACATTGCCACGGCCACGCTGCTCGACCGGCAGACCATGCTCGATGCGCTGGCGCGCCAGCTCCGTGGTCGGCTGCTGTTTCGCACGGCCGACCGGCCGACCCGGGAGATCGGGGTTGTGTGCCAAGGCACCGGCCTGACGTTTTACGACGGCGCGCTCTCGGTGGTCGCCTGCTCGGTGACGCTCACGCTCGTCGCCGCCGATCCGGTGTGGGTAGACCGTGAGCCGCGGCTCTACGCCCTCTCGACGTCACGCGCCGCGCTGCCGGTTGGCACCGCCACGAGCGCGCCGGTGGTGGTGCTGAACGGCGCCAGTCCCTCGGTGGTCAACCCCGCGATCATCGTGCGCGATGCGAGTGGCGCCGAAACGCATCGGCTGGCGCTCACGGGGGTGCTGGCCACCAACGACTGGATCGAGATCGACAGCGCGGCCCAGACCCTTACTCGATATGTCGCGGGCGTGGTGCAGGCCGGTGGCGCGAGCGGCATGACGTGGCTGACCAGTGGCACCTTCCCGATCTTGGACCCGTCTGGCGCCATCGACGGCACCGGCATCGGCATGGATCTCACGGCCACGAGCGGCACGCCGACGGGCCTCATCCTCTACAAGCGAGCGTGGTCATGAGTGCGTCGCAGCCCATCCCATCCCCTGCCGTGCGCCGGACGGGGGCGCCCATCCTGCACCCGCCGGCGCTCTTTAGTTGGCACGCCCGCTTCGCGTCGCTGGACGCACTCACGGGGCAGGTGGGGACACTGACGCGGGCGAGTAACGTCGGGGTCCAATCGTCAAGCGGACCCAACCCGACCGTGGTAGACGGCTACCCCGCATGGTATATATACAGTGGCTGGGCGCCATCTCCAGACCCTGAGGTTCTCGGGATTTACACCCCTTCGGGCGACCTCACGTGGCCGCTGGAGGCTGCCCCGCAGAGCCTCACGGTGCTGCTGGAAGGCATCAACACGGAGGGCGCCACGCCCGTCAACGGCGGCGGCGTGCTGCACCTCGGCAACGACGCCGCGACGGGCAATGCGCTCTCGATTGTTGGCACGGCCACCACGTACCAACTCACGCTCACGACGGGCGCCGGTTCGGTCACCTCCACGCTGGCGTCGGCGGTCCCGAATGCTCGGTGGCGTCTGCTGGTGCAGATGGAGGATAACGGCACCACGCAGCGCGTGCGGTTCGGCATCAGCCTCAGCGAGGCGGCGTTTGTGTTTGAGGCGTGGACCGCGACGCTGACCCGTGCCGCCGCGTTCCCCTCGGGCTCCAAGGTCCGACTCAACCGGATCGGCAGCGCCGGAACCGTCGGCGATTCGTGGTTCCGGCGCCTCTCGATCTACCCTGGCCTGCTCACGCTCGACGAAGCGACGGCCCGTCTATGACCTCCCCCGCGCAACCGACCACCTCTGAGACGGAGGGCTACTAGATGCCGACCATCGAACCCGGCACGGGCGCCGTGCTCCCCGACCCGATCCTCCTGACGCGGCTCGAGTTCCGCTGGCGCTATACGCTGGCCGAGCAGATCGCGATCGAGGTCGCGATGGCAACCCACGCCGACGAGTCGGTGCGCGCCACGTTGCGCGTGCTGGCGTCGTCCTTGAGCGACGCCACGTCGATCGACGTCACCGACCCGCGCACGCAGCAGGGCGTCGGCTACCACGCCGCGCTCGGGCTGATCGCGGCCGAGCGGGTCGCCGAGATCCTCGCCTAATGTTCGGCCCCGATCCGCTGCGGGTCGAGTTCCGCGGGCGCGGGCGCGTAGCCCTGCTTGCACCGCTGCGGTGGCGCACGAGCACGACCCGCATCACGGTGCCGATGGGGTTTCAGACCGACGGCGCCACGCTCCCCGCCATCCTCTGGCCCTTGGTCGGCCACCCGCTGAGTGGGTCGATCATCAAGGCGGCCACACTGCACGATTACGAGCTCACGACGCGGCGAGCGCCGTCCATCGTGATCCACCGGCGATTCTATACGGCGCTGCGGGCGAGCGGCGTCGGGCGCCTGCGGGCGACGCTGTTCTACGCGGGCGTGCGCTGGTTCGGCCCGCGGTTCCGACATTACCCCCCGTTGCGCCGTAGTCGCGACGCCGCGGCGTAGGTCGGGCGGCCGGCGTGCGTCAGCTTGCATCCATGCCGCACGCTGCGCTTCCCCACTCCGGCGTTCCCGCGCCGCGCTGTCTCATGGACCCCTCGCGATGACGCCTGCCGAATGGATCGGGGGCGCCGGCGCCCTCGGCACCCTCATCGCAATAGTCGGACGCGGCCTCCGCAGCCTGCTGCGGTCGTTCCATGCCGAGCACATCGCCCCGTCGATTATCAGCGTGAGCCACGCGATTGCGGACAACACCAAGGCCACGTCGGCCCTCACCGACGCGCTGGCGCGGACGAACGAAGCGCAGGAGCGCGGATTCAATCGCCTGGGCGACATCATCGCGGACCATGAGACGCGGATCACCGTCCTCGAGCTGCCGCGCCCAACGGCCTCGGCCAAGGCCCGACCCAAGCGGAGGGCGCCATGACGGCACGCCCGCCCCACACACATCGCAGCCGCTTGGTTCGGGTGTTCGCGGCGATGAGTCTGGCGACCCTCCCGCTCGTCGTGTCCGCGCAACCGCCCACGCCCTGCACGCCACGGGCGCAGCTCTCGGGCCGTGACACGCTGCTCGTGATCCTGCCGTGCAACTCGCTGGACGTGCTGCCGGTGGGGATGCGGACCCAAGTGGACTGCGCGATGGCAAAGATGAAAGCGGGCGGCTTCGACGCGACCGTGTTCGAGACCTACCGCAGCGACGAGCGGCAGCGGTTCCTGTACAGCTACGGCCGCACGCGCCCCGGTCGCCGCGTGACGAACGTGGCGACCGCCGCGACAGGCCTGCACTACTGGACGCTGGCTGTGGACGTGATTGACCGGAAGAAGCAGTGGAACGCGAGCCCCAAGTTCTGGTACTGGCTCGGGCAGCACGCCGAGGCGTGCGGGCTGGTGGCCGGCGCGTTCTGGACGTCCTTCCCCGACCGTCCCCATCTCCAGTATGCCGCGTGGGAATCCGCGTCGCAGCGGCCCGCGTGGGCCAAGCGTCTGCAGTCCGAAGGCAAGCGCGACTCGCTCCTGCTTCGCCTGGGAGCCAAGTGATCCCGCTCCCGAAGTGGCTCTCGTGGCCCATCGTGGTGCTCGCGACCGCGATCGCGCTGTGGGTTGCCGTGGCGAGCTACGGCGCGAACCGCTACCGCGAAGGCCGTCGCAGCGTGACACGTACCGTGGAAGCTGTCCCGCTGGGCGTGACGGTTGCGCGCACGGCCGACTCGACCGCGCAGGCGCACACCGACACGGTGGTGCAACGGCTGGTCGTGACGCGCTGGAAGGTGGACACCGTGGTACGCGCCGTTCCAGACTCTCTACAGCATGTTCCAGAAATCGCCGCTCTTGTAACAGCAGCAACGCAACTGACGGCCCACGTGGACACGCTCGCCCGCACGCTTGACATCGAGCGCGCTGTCTCGCGGATGCGCGCCTCGACCGATTCGGCGGCGCTCGCTGCGTCGGCGCTCGTCATTGTCCACCAACAGGACCAGATCGACACGCTCACGAAGCGCCCGCAGTGGCGCACCGTGGCCTTCGCGTTGGGCGCCGGGATCGTGTCGGGCGTCCTGCTGGGTCGCTAACCACCTCACCGCACCCGCGCCGTACTTCACCAACTCATCAAGGGGTCCACTATGTCCGCGATGTCTGATTACCTCGAAGGCCAGCTGCGCGACCACATTTTCCGCACGGCCAGCTTCACGAAGCCGACCACGCTCGCGATCGGCCTGTTCACGGCCGCCCCGTCGGACGCCGGTGGTGGCACCGAAGTGAGCGGCGGCAGTTATGCCCGCGTCTCCGCCAACCCGCTCGACGCCAACTGGACGGCCGCCAGCTCGACCGACGGCGTGACGACCAACGCCAACGCCATCACGTTCGCGGCCCCCACGGCCACCTGGGGCACCGTGACGCACTTCGGCATATATGACGCGACGTCGTCCGGCAACCTGCTCGTGTGGGGCGCGCTGACCGCATCGCGCGTCATCAGCAACGGCGACGCCGCGCCGTCGTTTGCGGCGGGTGCGCTCTCGATCACGTTCGCCTGATGGCGTCCCCACATTTTGTGACGTCGTTTGAAGGCGCCGCGGAGGGACCGAACGTCCGGGCGCTGAACATCCCTGGCGTCTTCACGTTTGAACCACCAAACGCTACCCGCATCACCAACGCAGACCCCGCCATTGATCCTCAAGGGGATGCAAAGCCGCTTGGGATGGGCGTGACCAGCATTGACGGGCAGAAATTTTTGCGGTTCCGGTATCAGCCAAGCACCACACCGAATAACCCGTGGTCTGAACAGCGGTGGTATGTAGACCCAACAGGTGGCCCATACGTTAACGCCAAGCGAGAGATGTGGGCGCAGTGGTGGGTGTTCCTGCCAACCAATTGGCATAACCGGCAAGATGATGCCGGGTCGCGCCATAAGAAATTTGCCGCGTTTTGGAATACTTCCTACTCGGTAGATGCATCACGCACGGTGGTGGTCTTTGAGTTGTGGCCTGAAGTGGACCCAGCGACAGGGACCAGCACTCGCCGCAGCTTCTTACGGGCGTCAACCGATTCGTATGCAAGTAGCAGTGTGCAACAGAGAGCCACCTATTCCAACGCGGTCAACAACGACGGCACGGGGGCGATTGAGTTGGGCAAGTGGCAGCGCATCCGCGTCCACCTGAAACGGTCAAGCGCCGCCAGTGCGCTCGATGGTGTCGTGCAGATGTGGGTTGGCGATACGCTGGCCATCAACCGCACCGACCTGTCCCTGTGGTCCTTTAATGATACGACGACCACGCACGACTACTGGCGGGCAGGCTATTTGATGGGGGAAGCGACGCGCGGCTTCGATCCGGCGCTGTCCAACGGTGTCGACATCCGCACGGGGGTCGATGCGTTTAGCGTGACGTTTGCCGATCCAGTATGGCGCAGCACGCCATCACCGACCACGCACACAAGCCGTGCCCCTGAGTCAACGGGGGTGCTGCTGGCGTCATTCAAGGCTAGCGAAGACTTTGTCACGCGCTCCCCGACACGTGGGCTAAACTTTGGCGCCGTAAAAAATGGCGTCCGGCTCTTCAACAATGCCACGGCCCAGATGTGGCCGGTCGCGCATCCTATCGCGCCCGGCGTATCCTACGAAGGGGGGTCGCACGTCTTTCGCATTCGTTTTGCCTCCAAGGCGGCGGGCGAAATCCAGTTTAGCGGTCTGCCGGACGTGGAAGACCTGCACATCGAGCAGCACGTCTACATGCCGAGTGGCGCCGAGCACACTTATGTCGGCGATTTACTGACCGCTATGGAGGACGGAGGGTCAAGCAACGACAAGCTGTTCCGCGTGTACGGCGCATACCAAAAAGCCAGCAAGGATTACAGCGTGCTCTATGGGGCTTCCACGTGGCCGATCGCGCCGAAGGGCCCCGCGTACATCGGCACTGAGTTTGTGCAGACGATGACCGTTGCTCCGTACACGTCCAACGCCATGGGCGAGCAGGGCTCATCGAAGAACCGTCAGCCCTCCGGCGGGTTCGTCGGCGCGGCGGCGTACGCGGGCGCCTGGACGCGCTTGCGGTTCCGATGCAAGGTGGCGACCGCAGCCAATAACGACGGCATCATCCAAATCTGGGTGAACGACACGCTCGTGCTCTCGCGCACGAACCTGCCCACGTATGCCGGACTATTCGGCCCCGGCGTACACAACGCGTTCCGCAGCGGCTACTTGTGGGGATGGCAGAACAATGCGGTGCGGCCGAACGGTCGCCTGTATATCGACAACATCCGCTTTTCCAGCGGAGGCTTCGCGTAATGGCAGACAACGTAGGCTACACCCCCGGCACGGGCGCAACAGTTGCTGCCGATGACATCAGCGGCATCCTGCATCAGCGCGTCAAGATTTCTCTCGGCGCTGACGGGACTGCGGTTGATGCGCCGGGGGACGCGACGAACGGGATGAAGGTCGATGTGACGCGGTCGGGCACGGTCACGGCGTTTAAGTGCGTGACCGCGTCGACGGCGCAGACGGGCGCGGCGGTGTGGACGCCGGCCGCAGGCAAGGCCGTCGTGATTACGGCGCTGCAAATCCAGTCCTTTGGCACGACGGCGGGCACGGTGCAGGTGTGGTTCGGCGCGTCTGGCGATACGACATATACCCGTGGCACCGATGCGCCGCTGTTCGACGGCGAGTTTGCGCCGAGCGGCACGAACAAGCCGGGGGTGTACGTCACGTTTCCGACGGCGGCGCGTGGGGCGGTCGACTATCTGCTGCGGCTGACGACTACGAACGCGCAGTCGATCACGGTGACCGTCTGGGGCTACGAGCTGTAATGTCGACGACCATGTATCTGCGCGATTTCGCCAGTACGTTCGGCGGTACCAACATGAGCGTCAGCCAGCGCCGAGGCCGCAACGTGTGGACTGTCAACCGATCAATCACGGCTGGCGGGACAAGTTTTCCGCTGGTCTCACTTGGGTATCAGTGGTTCACGGAGCCGTTCGTTGCCACCACGACGATTAGCGGACCGATCACCATGGTGTTGGCAGTGCGTGAGTCTGTCGATACGGTCAACGTCGCGGTGAATGTGACGATGCAAAAAGAGGACTCGGGCGGTGCGTTGTCGACCATGTTCCTGAATTTCCAGCTTGGCGGCGAGCTTGACACCACAGAAAGCACGCGGACCGGCACCACAACGCCCTCGTCTCGCACGTTTGCTCCCGGTGACCGCATCCGTATCCGTATGGCGTACAACAACGTCGGCACGGCTGGCGCAGGCACGGCGACGCTGTTCGCTAACGGCGCTGGTCCGGGACTCAGTGGCGACAGCTACATGACGTTCACGGAAACCTTCGTGACGAGCGACATCCAAGACGTGTCGCCGTTTGAGATCAAAGGCACCAACGCCTACTACGGATAGCCATGACTGACAACATCGTGCTGGGCGCCTACGCGACAGAGCAGGACGCGCAGGACACTATTGATAGTGGCTTCTTTACGGGCGTTCCGGTGGACGAGATGACAATCGTTGAAGATGGCCCGCTCGAGACGCCGTGGCGCGTTTGGTGGGCGCGGCCTGTCTCGTAGGCAATAGGACGGGCCGCCCGTGTCCTTTTTAACGCTCCTCGCGTCTAGGGTCGTTGCAAACGTCAGCCTCTCCGCTGACGTAGGGGTCACCGCGTCTGCGGCAGCGGCGCTGACGCTCGAGAAGCCGCTTGCCGCGACGGTGGTCGTGACCGCGACGACCACGGCGGCGGTCACCGTGACCAAACCGCTGGCCGGCGCGCTGGAACCCACCGTCACGACCACGGCGAATCTTTCGGTCGGCAGTGGGCTCAGTGCGACGGTGGCGGCGCAGCTCGACGCGACCGCGGCGCTGAGTGTCGCCAAGCCGCTGGCTGGTGCTGTCGTTTCAGCGATGGCGACGGCTGGCGCACTCACCGTCGCCAAGCCACTGGCCGGCGCGCTGTCCGTCGCGATCACGACCGACGCGCCGCTGTCCGTCGGCACCGGCTTCTCAGCGGCCCTTACGGCCACCCTGACCGCGTCGGCGGCACTCACGACCGCCAAGCCGATCGACGCGGCGGTTTCCGTCACCGTCTCAAGCACGGCCGCGCTCACGGTGGCCAAGCCGCTGGCGGCGGCCGCCATCGTCTCCGTGACGACCGCGGCCGCGCTGAGTGTCGCCAAGCCGCTGGTCGGATCGGCCTCGCTCGCGCTGTCCGTCGGGGCGTCGCTGACCGTGCCGCGTCCGCTCGATGCCGCGGCGACCGTGGTCGTCACCGCTGTCGGCACTGTCACCGTCCCCAAGACTCTCGACGGCGCTCTCACGGTCACCCTGACGGCCATCGCGCCGCTCACGCTCCCGTCGCAGACCGTCAGTGTCCGCGTGGTCGATGACAGCGTGCCCCGCGTGACGGTGGTCGACCGGAGCGACCGGCGCCTCCTAACTAACGACGCGACGACCCGCCGGGTGCGCGTGACGTCGTTGCCTCTTTCCCCTTCCTGACCGGACGCGACCATGTACCCCACCGACACGATTGAGCGCATCAGCGGGCTCGACGATCTGCACTACGAGCTGACGCTGACGGACCAGAGCACGGGCGCCGCCCTCACGACCGGCACGGTCGAGATGCGGCTCTGCGCCAAGGGCACGACCACCGCCCTCGTGTCTCCGGCGGGCGTGCAGGCGCTGACGCACGTTGGCGCCGGCCGGTGGACGGGCGTCCACGACGACACGAACGTGGCCGTCGCGATTGCGGGCGTGAGCTACGGGCAGCGCTTTGACCGCGTCGTCGTGGCGACGGGATTGGCCGCGCGCAAACTGGCGAGCTGCCAAAAAGTCCCGGTCGTCGACGAGACGTAGCGACCATGGCATCCAGCTCGAGCACCCCGCGCCGCTGCACCACCTGCCGCGAATGGGGCAAGCCCGACCCGACGGGCCACTGCAAGCACTGCGGCGACGTGTTCGCGCCCGCCGACCTTCAGGGACTGCCGAGGGGCGCATGAAAGCCAGGGGACACAACTACCGCCCGTGGACCAAGCTGGAGCTCGCGTCGCTCGAGCAAGGCGCCCGGGCGATGATGACCGCCGAGCAGATGGCGCAGACGCTGTTCCCGCACCGCTCCCGGGCCGGGATCAATCAAAAGCTGCGGTCGATGGGGCTTGGGCTCTACTCCCTTGCCAGGGCCGAACCGATCCCGATGGTGCGCCCCGTCGCGCAGTACACGGCGCCAGAGGGGCCGACGCTGGCCGAGGTGTACGCGCCGGACGCGAGCGCGGACGAGGACGAGGCGGCGTTCTTGGCGCGGGTCATGGGCACGGCGACCCGCAGCATCGAGAAAGCGAAGGCCCAACGGCACGCCCGCCTGCGCATCGCGAGCGACCGGCCCATCGCGATCTCGATCTCGTCCGACTGGCACATCTCGACGCACGGCACCGACCTCGCTGGGCTTAAAGAGTATGCCGAGTATGTGGGGAGCACGCCACACCTCTACGCGCTCGGCGTGGGAGACCTCCTCGATAATCCGATCAAACACCGGGGCGGCAACGTCGGGCAGATCGGCGACGACCTGCGGCTCCTGGACATTCTCGTCGGCTGCTTTAAGGGCAAGCTTTTGGGCACCACGTCCGGCAACCACGACGACTGGTCGAAGACGCTGGCCGGCACGGATCACTTGCAGACGCTGGCCCGTCGCCATCGCATCCACTACGCGCCCGACGAGCTGCTGTGGCAAGTCGAGATCGTGAACCCGCTCGATGTGGACGAGGTCACGGCGACCTATCGCATCCACACGCGGCACCAGTGGCGGAGGCATAGCAACCTGAACCCGCTGCACGCCTGTTGGACGTGGTTGCAAGAAGAAGGGCCGAACTGGGACGTGTGCCCCGACGTGCTCGCGATCGGCCACAACCACACCGCGGCGCACGGCTGCCACCAGTTCGAGCAGCGCGACGTCTGGGGCCTCCGCATGGGCGCGTGGCAGGTCGATAGCAGCTACGCCCGCGCCAAGGGCTTCGCGCGCTATCGCGCCACGGCGCCGACGGTCGTGCTCTGCCCGACGCGCGATCAGCGGGTGCAGTGCTTCTCAGACCCGCAGGACGCGGTGCGGTTCATGAACGGCGAACAGGTGTGAAGTACCCCAACCTGCCGACCACGGTGGAGGCGCCAGGCGGCACGATCGCCGTGGTCCTCAAGCCCACGCTGCGCCACGCCGACGGCACGGACTGCTGGGGGATGTGGGACGCGGCCAACCGCACGATCGAGCTCGCGACGACGGCCGCCAAACGGCACCAGTGGCGGACGCTGTACCACGAATTGTGCCATGCCGCGCTGGACGACTCGGGGATCAGTCAAGGGATGACCGAGGCGATGCAGGAAACGCTCTGCGAGGCCCTCGCCACGGCGCGGATGCGGGAACGGTTTGGCTGACCGCTGACGCTGCGCTGACGCCGTCCGCGTACGATGCGCGGATCGCCTTTCGTCGCTGGTTCGGTTACTATTCGGTCGCCATTCGTGCCTGGGGGGGGGGGGGGGGGGGGGCGGC